CGACGGCACAGACTACGGCTACGGCAACGGCGGCGGCAACGGCAACGGCAACGGCTACGGCAACAACATCGGCTCATTCACTGAGAACCACTTACTCTATTTAGCTGTTATGCAGAGGAAATAAAATGCACTTACTAAAACCAGAAGGCAACGGCTACAGTTCAGACCACCGACCCTTCACCGAGAACCACTTACTCTATTTAACAGAGGTGCAACAGATATGTACTTACTAGTACAAGATAGCTTTGGGGATGGTGATAATTTTGGTGATGGGAAAGGTGGGGGTAAACTTATTGTATATTCTACGGCCACTAATATTATTACCTTTGGGGATGGGAATGGTGATGGTAATGGGGATGGGGGGTCTGATAATCGTACACTCTTGACCGAGAACCACTTACTCTATTTAACAGCGATGCAAAAACTATGTTCTTAATGAAACGAAAAGGTAACGGCAACGGCTCAGAATGCGATTACATATATGGTGAAGACACTGGTTACGGCAACGGCCACGGCTACGGCTACAGAATCGACGGCAACGGCTACGGCTACGGCAACGGCAACGGCTACGGCAACGACAACGGCTACGGCGACGGCAAAGGCTATGGCTGGAGAGGCACCGGCTACGGCAACGGTCACATTAACTTCCAATATAATTTAGACATCCAACCCTTCACTGAGAACCACTTACTCTATTTAGCTGTTATGCAGAGAAAATAAAATGCACTTACTAAAACCAGAAGGCTACGGCTACGGCTACGGCAACGAATACGGCTACGGCTACGGCAACGGCTACGGCTACGGCTACGGCTACGGCAACGGCTACGGCTACGGCTACGGTGACGGCAAAGGCAAAGGCTACGGCAACGGCTACGGCTACGGCTACGGCTACGACGACGGCCACGGCTACGGCAACGGCTACGGCAACGGCAACGGCTACAGTTCAGACCACCGACCCTTCACCGAGAACCACTTACTTTATTTAGCTGTTATGCAGAGAAAATAAAATGCACTTACTAAAACCAGAAGGCAACGGCTACGGCTACAGCGACGGCGGCGGCGACGGCGACGGCTACGGCAACGGCTACGGCTACAGCGACGGCGACGGCGACGGCAACGGCATAGGCTACGGCGACGGCTACGGCTACGGCAACGGCATTAGCTACGGCTACGGCTACGGCGACGGCAACGGCTACGGCAAAGGTCAAGGCTACGGCAACGGCTACGGCAACGGCTACAGTTCAGACCACCGACCCTTCACCGAGAACCACTTACTCTATTTAGCTGTTATGCAACGAAGGTAACTAAGGTAACTAAGGTAACGAGTGTAACAGTTGTTACACTCCCTAAAACAAAGGAGAGCAATATGGCATTTCATACTAGCGTTGACGAACTACCGGTAATTACTACATGGGAACTAGCGTCACATTATGAATCGAAGATCAAACCCATCCGTGGGCGTAGCGTTGAAACCAAACCGCTGGGCAAGCGTAGTAATGACTCAGTGACTATAAGACGAGATCGGGACAAGATAATTATCTGTCTGTACTCAACCGATATATTGACGTATGAAAAGATGGGTGACGGTCAGACCATGATACGGATTTGTAGCGGTGGGTGGGCGACACAAAGTACCGCCAAAGTAATAGGGCATATCCTAAAAACCGATACGTGCAGACGCAGGGGCACACTTTGGATCTCTTTTGATGTTGGTCGGGATGCACGTTGGTACGCACTACATGATGAGGTTGGTCATGCTATAGAAGTCACAACGGATGGATATTCAGGTTTTAATGTTGTGGATTATTTACCGCCACTGGTGACAAAAATAGATAAAGAAAAGATTAAAGAAGTTAGAAAACAATACAAGGCTTTTAAGCAGTACATACGTCGTATGGCTAAGGTGTTGGGTGATGCTGATGGGATCATTCGTGACATACCAGATCGTGATGTTGTACTTAGAGAACACGGACTAGCACTGAGTTATGCTAGATATGATGGAGAAGGTGAGCCGGATGAATCTACATTAGATAATTTCCATAGGTGTATGATGCATATGATGTATGCATCTTGGAAGTATGAGAGTTGGAACACACGTATTACGAGCTACCAAAGTATGTACAGGTGTTTGGAAGGGATGATTAAAAAATACCATCATGAAGAGATAACATATAAAGAGAGGTATAGTAAGTAAAACGAGAGGAAATAAAATGCACTTACTAAAACCAGAAGGCAACGGCGACGGCTACGGCTACGGCGACGGCAACGGCTACGGCAAAGGTCAAGGCTACGGCAACGGCTACGGCGACGGCTACGGCAACGGCAAAGGCTACGGCAACGGCTACGGCTACGGCTACGGCTACGACGACGGCCACGGCTACGGCTACGGCGACGGCGACGGCAACGGCTACAGTTTACAAACCCAACCCTTCACTGAGAACCACTTACTCTATTTAGCTGTTATGCAGAGGAAATAAAATGCACTTACTAAAACCAGAAGGCAAAGGCAACGGCTACGGCTGGAGAGGCGGCTACGGCGACGGCGACGGCTGCGGTTACGGCATTGGCTACGGCTACGGCAACGGCAACGGCTACGGCAAAGGTAAAGGCTACGGTGACGGCAAAGGCTACGGCAACGGCTACGGCGGCGGCGGTTACGGTGACGGCAACGGCAACGGCTACAGTTTACAAATCCAACCCTTCACTGAGAACCACTTACTCTATTTAACGGTGATACAACATGAACAATGATGATATAGATAAATCCGGCGAAGATATGCCTCCCTACCTCATAAAGTCAGAAGGTATACGAACTGCATGTATGACATACATACCTGAAGCATTAATAGAACTTGATTTATTTGTTGGGGAAGAACCTGTCTTTAACGGTGAGTTTAATATAGATGAATCACATAAATTTATGGAAATAGTAGATGATTTCCTTTATTACCGTAATGAGTGGAGACTACACTAATGCTTTCATCGGGTTGTCTCAATGAGACACGTTAACTTAAAAATATCTTGATTGTGTCAATTAAAATGTTATTATATTCTTATGGCTATAACACCCGAAAAGAGAGTTAAGAATGAAGTTGTTAAAATTCTTAAAGAGAACAACGTATATTATTTTTTCCCCGGCACACATGGGTATGGGCGTAGTGGAGTGCCGGATATAGTTTGTTGTGTTGACGGTAAGTTTTTGGCAATAGAGTGCAAAGCAAAAGTAAACACCGTGACAGCATTACAAGAAAGAGAAATAAAGAAGATTCAAACGGCTAATGGAATCGCACTGGTTGTTAACGAGTCTAATATGGATTTAGTACGTGGTACATTAAAACTAATAAAGGAACCCAATGAAGAAACTCACTCTTGATTTTGAAACATACTACGACCGAGACTTCAGTTTAAGGAAACTTACAACAGAAGAGTATATTCGTGATCCTAGATTTGAAGTTATCGGTGTCGCTGTACATCATGAAGGTGATGATAGTACCCACTGGTGCAGTGGTACGAAGGAAGAAATAAAAGATTTTTTCGAACAATTTGATATACCAAATTCGTTATGCATAGCGCATAACTCAGTGTTCGACATGGCGATACTTAACTGGCATTTTGACCTCCGACCCAAACGCATTGCAGACACGTTATCAATGGCAAGGGCTATTTATGGAACTGATGTAGGGGGAAGTCTAGCTGCATTGTCTGAGTATTACGGCATAGGTAAGAAAGGTACAGAAGTTCTGCAAGCGATAGGCAAGCGCAGGGAGGACTTTACGCCCTTAGAACTGAAAGATTATGGAAGGTATTGCGTTAACGATGTGGAGTTAACCCGCCAGTTATTTGATCTTATGTTAGCTGGCTTTCCGGTAGATGAACTACGATTGATAGACTTAACAGTGCGTATGTTTACAGAACCGAAACTTGTCCTAGACGCCGACCTACTTACACAACATCTTACAATGGTTAAATCTGCTAAAGATAGTTTGTTGCGAGATGCCGGGGTAGACCGAGAAGTGCTTATGAGCAACATTAAATTCGCCGGTATTCTCGATGCGCTTGGTGTACCTATACCAATGAAAATTAGCCCAACCACAAATAAGTCCACCTACGCCTTTTCCAAGTCTGATGAAGAATTTATAGCGTTACTCGATCATGAGGATATACGGGTTCAGACTTTGGTGGCGGCTAGACTCGGGGTTAAATCTACTCTGGAAGAAACTCGCACAGAGCGAATGCTAGGGATAGCAAAGCGAGGTACATTACCTGTGCCGTTGCGTTATTACGCAGCTAGAACTGGACGATGGGGTGGGGACGATAAAATGAACCTACAAAACTTTCCTCGCAACTCACCTTTGAAACGCGCTATCTGCGCTCCGCCGGGGAACGTACTTATTGATTCAGATTCAAGTCAGATTGAAGCGAGAACTCTAGCGTGGCTATCAGGACAGGATGATCTGGTTGAGGCGTTTGAGAGGGGGGAGGATGTATATAAACAAATGGCTTCAAAGATTTATGGGGTAGATGAGAAGGATGTAACCAAAGACCAAAGGTTTGTAGGTAAGTGGACAATCTTGGGTTGTGGGTATGGTTTAGGTGGAGCTAAGTATCAGCAGCAGTTAAAGAATTATAAGGTAGATATCCCTCTTGATGAGTGTAGACGCATTATAGATGTATACAGGCAAACTTACCCTATGATTCCCTATTTGTGGTCTCAAGCGAAACAGGCTATTAATTCGATGCTATCTGATGACTACATGGATATCGGCCCCGGCGCGGTGTTGAAGGTAGAGGGTCGTGCTGGGGTACGGCTACCAAACGGCTTGTACCTACAGTACAACAACCTGCGAGAGATAGAGGAAGAAGGTAAAGGTAGGCAGTTTGTGTACGATATGAAACGTGGTAGGCAGGTGATACAGACGAGGATATACGGCGGTAAGCTGGTGGAGAACTTTTGTCAGGCTTTGGCGAGGGTCATTATAGGTTGGCAGATGTTAGCGGTTAATCGTAAATACCCTGTAGTTTTGACTGTACATGATGCCGTAACGTGCGTAGTACCTGAAGCAGAGGAATTTACAGCTAAAGAATATGTAGAAATGTGTATGAGGATACGACCTGATTGGGCATTAGATTTACCCCTAGACTGCGAAGCAGAATCAGCGAGCACATACGGAGGGTAGTTAGACATGCAAAGTCCCATTAAAAATTTACTTATAGGCACAATAGTAGTTTTTATTTCTCTTTCTGTGGGTTATTTTGGTTCGGGTTTATTTGATAAACCTTATGTGCCCATCGAAAACGACCACCGTTTTATACGACTAGAAAACTCAAATGCTTTTAAATTACGGGAGGAGTACAAGTGAAGCGTAGGAAAAAGAAAAGATACACCATGAGAACAACCTATAACCCGTTCGCAGAGTTAATGGCAGACCCAATAAATCCGCTACCTAAAGACAAAATTACTTTCCACATGACCAAGATATACGAGGGGCTTGATGCATTAGAACAAATGATGTATCCCGAAGTACACCACTGGCAGGCAGTGGCGGATGCAGCTAATATGCTAGACACCCTAAGTAGAGATATGGACGCAATAAGTGACACAAGTGGGGCTATCCGGGATGGTATGGAAGTGCTTGCCTTAGCGTGGAACAGGCGTGAGCAGGGGATACCAAATGGCTTAGACAACGATGACCTAAGTAAACTTCGTTTTATAGTAAATAGTTATATGGAAGTCATGGAGAGTCTACCAGAACGAGTCATGGTACGGGCGCATCGCATGACGGAAAAGAAAATACACAAGATATTAAATGGGCAAAGACAAGAGGGAGATATAGTTATATGAATGCAGAATATCAATTCACCCGTGATTGGTTTCATTGGGCACCGGAAGTGTGGACTCATATAAAAACGCTGTTGCCGGGGCGGTTGAAGTTTCTGGAAATTGGCGCATATGAAGGTCGCAGTACAGTATGGGCGTTGGAGCATATGCTAGATGATACGGGGGAAATTACCGTCATAGACACTTGGGAAGGTGGCGACGAACATAAAATTGATGGGGACGATATGCAAGCGGTTGAGGATAGGTTTATACATAACGTAGCACTTGTTAGAGAGAAATACCCTAAGCGTTATGTTGATGTATGGAAAGGACAATCATCACAGGTTTTGCGTGATATTAAAGACAAACAGTTTGAGTTTATTTATATAGATGGTTCACACCGGGCTAAAGACGTTATGATGGACGCATGTTTAGCGTGGCCTTTACTTCGCAAGGGTGGAGTGCTAGTTTTTGACGATTATATATGGGGCAACCCAACAGATCTATTAAATAGACCGAAGATGGCGATTGATATGTTTACTACATTGTTCGGTGAAGAACTTAAATTTATACATATTGGATACCAACTAGCGATACAAAGGATATGACATGATGGATAAAAAAGATGGTTACTATATGCCTCCCGATGCCCAGAAGGTTTTTCAGTATTTGTTTTATAAGATATCAACTAAACACGGCAAACCAATGACGTTTGTTTACGACAACGACAGGTGGATACGAAGTTCGGTGCCCGTATCGGACGTAGTTAAGATGCGCGATGTATTCAAGAAGGATAAATTTGAAAGAGTAAGTAAAGAAGTAAGTAAAGAAGTAAGTAAAAAAACAAGTAAAAAAGTAAGTAAAAAAACAAGTAAAAAAGTAAGTAAAAAAGTAAGTAAAAAAGTAGGTAAACACGGTCGAATAAGACGAAAACGTTTATTAAGGAAGAAAACTAATGAAGATACAATGGTCATACAGCAGCCTTAAAACTTTCGAGCAGTGCCCAAAAAAGTATTACCACCTTAAAGTAGCGCAGGATGTAAAAGATTCAGGGAGTAAGGCTACTATTTATGGTAGCTCTATGCATAAAGCAGCAGAGGATTACATCAAGGACGGCGCTCCGGTACCACCCCAGTTTAAATATGTAGTGAAGATATTAGACGCGCTTAATCGTATAGAAGGGGATAAACATTGTGAGTTAAAGTTAGGACTGCGTAAGACTGAGGAAGGAGAATATAAACCGTGTGGGTTTTCAGACCCAGACTACTGGTGGCATGGCATAGCTGATTTGGTTATCATCAATGGTTCCGTCGCCTATTCAGTAGATTACAAAACAAGTAAAAATGCGAAGTATGCGGATACTAAACAATTAGATATAGCAGCAGCAGCGTTGTTCATACACTTCCCACAACTTGAAAAAATAAAATCAAGTTTATTGTTTGTAGTGAGCAATGACTTTATACGTAAAGATCATTATGTAGAACATTTAGATTCATACTTTGGGTCTTTTACCCCGTTGCTGGATAGATTAGACGCAGCGTTTGCGTCAGATGTGTGGAACGTAAACACCGGGCCGTTGTGTGGGTATTGTCCGGTGTCACAATGCGACTTTAATAGGAGGTATTGATATGCCGTATGTAAATAAACGTAGACCGTACAAGAAAGAGTACGATGAGTATCAAGGAACCAAAAAGCAGAAAAAGAACCGCGCCAAGCGCAATGCCGCTAGACGGAAGAAGATGCGTGAAGGCAAGGTCAAAAAAGGTGATGGTAAAGATGTCGATCACAAAAAACCTTTGTCTAAGGGTGGTTCTAATGCCCCTAGCAATTTACGGGTTAAGCCAGCCAAGAAAAACAGATCGTTCAAACGTAATAGTGATAGGTCGGTTAAGTAATGGGCAAAATAAATAAAGGAATGATGAGCAGCAACTCTGTCGAATGGGAAACACCGGATGGTTTTTTCTTTGAAGTTAGCAGATTGTATGGACCGTTTACGCTTGATGTATGTGCTACCGACGAAAATAAAAAATGCAATAAGTTTTTCACCAAGGAAACGGACGGGTTAAAGCAGGACTGGTCCGGCATATGTTGGATGAATCCCCCTTACGGTAGAGAAATCAAGGCGTGGATGAAAAAAGCCTACAACGAAAGCCTACGGGGTGCACGTGTTGTATGTCTTGTACCCGCCAGAACAGACACCGCGTGGTGGCATGACTATGCAGTCAAAGGACATATAACGTTTATCAGAGGTAGATTAAAATTTAAGGGCGCTCCTAGCAGTGCGCCTTTCCCGTCGGTTATTGTGGTGTTTAATTAATGGAAATAATTAGTGACAAAGTTTTGGTGTTACGTACTCGTCAGCCAGACAGGATAACAAATCTGATACCCAAGAGCAGAGTTGTAGGTCAAGAGGACGATATGTACCGCGTTGCCGTCAACTGGGGATACGAAGAAGCAAGGGAGCTGGCACAGATGAAGGTAAAAAATGTGCCGTCAACCATAAAGCGTGACTATAAATGGTCTGGAAAACTACCCCCCTTCGACCACCAAAAGGAAACCGCGTCGTTCTTAACTTTACATCAAAGAGCTTTTTGTTTCTCAGAACAAGGCACAGGTAAAACCGCTAGTGTTATATGGGCTACCGATTATCTTATGGATCTCGGTAAGATAAAGCGTGTGTTAGTGATATGCCCGTTGTCCATTATGAAACCCGCTTGGCAACAAGATTTATTTAAGTTTGCTATGCATAGAAGTTGTGGCGTAGCGCATGGTAACGCAGCCACACGAAGGAAAGTAATTCAGTCCGACGTTGAATTTGTGATTATAAATTTTGACGGGGTTGGGGTAGTCAAAAAAGACATTATTGAAGGTGGGTTTGACCTGATCGTAGTAGACGAAGCCAATGCATACAAGAACGTAAGCACTAACAGGTGGAAAACACTGCGGGATATTATGACTACTTCCAAATGGCTATGGATGCTGACAGGTACTCCCGCCGCACAATCTCCCGTTGATGCCTATGGATTAGCTAAACTGGTAAACCCTGAAAACACGCCGCGTTACTTTGGTCAGTTCAGGGATTCGGTTATGTATAAAATATCGGCGTTCAAATGGATACCGAAGCCAAAGGCTCAAAGCGTCGTACATAACATGCTGCAACCGGCTATACGGTACGAACGATCTCAATGTCTGGATTTACCAGAAGTAGTTTATGTAGACAGAGAAGCCCCACTAACTCCACAACAGATAGCGGTTTATAAAAAACTTAAAAGTAGTATGTATGTAGAAGCAGCGGGAGAGGAAATATCTGCGATAAACGCTGCCGTACAGATTAACAAACTACTGCAAGTATCTGGTGGTGCAGTGTATACAGATACAGGCGAAATTATAGATTTGGATGTATCTAATCGTCTGAACGTAGTAAGAGAAGTTATAGATGAAGCATCGCATAAAGTGTTGGTCTTCGTGCCTTTTACGCACACTATAGACTTACTAAAAGACCATTTGGAAAAGCATAATATTACGTGTGATGTAATCAACGGTAAAGTACCTGTTAACAGGCGTAGCGACATAGTTAACCGTTTTCAGTCATTACCAGAACCTAAAGTTCTTATCATACAACCTCAAGCAGCATCACATGGTCTCACTCTCACCGCTGCAAACACAGTTATATGGTACGCACCAGTAACCAGTGTGGAAACTTATCTACAAGCTAACGCCCGTATTAATCGCCCCGGACAGAAAAACCCTATGGCGATTGTACACGTAAAGGGGAGCGACGTAGAAACAAGGCTTTATAATATGTTGCGCAGCAATATTTCTACACACACTAAAATTATTGATTTATATAAACAGGAGTTAAACAATATTCCTTGACACCATAAAACATAGTAGTAAAATAACATGCCCAAAAAGGAGAGATAGTATGGAACAAATACAATTAGATTTGCCGGAAGATAATAATCCGGTTAACGTAGAAGAACTCGTAGCTATATACGTTAAGATACGAGATGTAATAAGAAGTAAAGAAGAACAACACAAAGAAGAAATAGCAGTTATCCAAGAGCAGTTGGATACTATAAGTAGTAAACTTCTCGAAGTATGCAGCACCCAAAACACAGACAGTATGCGCACAGCAGCGGGTACGGTTTCAAGGCGCGTTCAGTCCCGATACTGGACAAACGATTGGGAGTCTATGCATAACTTCATAGTGGAACACAAAGTTCCATTCATACTGGAGAAGCGCATCCACAATAGTAATATGAAGGAATTTCTTTCTGCTAATCCTGACGTATTACCTATGGGGATGCAGATGGAAAATAAATATGTAATCCAAGTACGTAAAGCAACACAAAAATAATAGCCGAGGAGCTAACATGAGCAATATAACTATATTTAAAAATCAAAACGAAGTCGCAACATCTATAAAGAGAGAGTCTAGTGAGTTTGCAAAGTCACTGGCAACAACTAACACAACACGCAGAATACAATCCAACATTAACGGCACATTCAAACGTATCGTAAACGGTGAGCAGATTGGTGATGCTATTCGTGGGGAACTTAACGTAATCATCATCAACGCGTTGCCTGATGTGTCCCGCACGTTTTACGCGGAGAAGTACGACCCTAACAAAGAAGCTACTATACCTGATTGTTGGTCGAACAATGGCGCTATCCCAGAAGATACATCACCTAACAGACAGCATAGTAACTGTATGGAATGCCCTCAGAACATCAAGGGTTCAGGGGAACAGGGTGGTAAGGCTTGTCGATATCAACGTCGCGTTGCAGTATTGGTAGAAGGTGATGAATCCGGTGATATTTATCAGTTCAACATCCCTGCCAAATCACTGTTTGGTAAGGGACACGGTAATACACACCCATTCGAAAGTTATCGTAAGTTTTTAGCTGCTAATGGTGAGGATATAGACAACGTGGTAACTAACATCAGCTTTGACGCTAATGCCGATACTATGCAGTTACTATTTACCCCTGTACGTAATACGACTGATGACGAGTACATAATGGTACGTGCTGCACAGCAGAAGCCGGAGTCTAAATCCTACACGATGTTAACTGTGGCGCAGGTAGATAAGGTAACTAAGAACCCGGAAGCGATAACCAAAGAACCAGAAAAACAGGAAGAAAACCCACAGCAAGAAGATTCAAAATCAAAACCTACTAAACGTACTAAGAAGAACCCGGCTCCTACACCAGCAGCCGATAAGGTTGATCTTGATTCTATTATTGACGAGTGGGGCAAGGACGACTAATTATGAGCTACGGGTATACTTTACATTTATTAATTACTAATAAGAAAGCGGATGGTAGGTCTCTTGGTGTAGCGTTGGGTAGGGAGTGTATATGTAGAAATGTACCTGTAACGCTGACCGCCAGTAAGCTGAAAGTTAGTAGGCAGACTATATATAATTGGTTTAGTGGGGTTCATATACCCGACGACAAGTATACGGACGCTATTGTCCGCTTGATAGCCGAAATCAAAAGTAATAAATACGGCTCCAAGGTAATCAACTAAACCAAACTATTATAAATTATAGAGGGGAGGAAACTCCCCTTTTTTAACCCCAAAACAGGCGCAATATGAAAACAAGAGAGTTTCTGGAATTTGTGCATCCATCAGACGGGTGGATAGCTGTAATGGGTTTGTCCACAAAAAACAAAGTACAAAAACTTGTATCAAACATTGACGAAGCATTGGAGATAACGGATCGTTTTTTATCTGAGGGTAAGGATGTATATTTTGGAGTAGCGCGGTTCGCTACGGACGAAGGTAGAACCAAAGATAATGTGAAGTGCCTCAAAGCATTCTGGCTTGATATTGATTGTGGGGAAACCAAAGCAGGTATAAATCTCAAGACGGGTAAACCGGGTGGATACGCTACACAACAGGGCGCTTTAGCAGCGCTCAAAGATTTTTGCAAGGCTGTCAATCTGCAACAGCCTACTATCGTCAACTCCGGGCGCGGACTACACGTATACTGGGTTTTGGATAGAGAGGTAACCCGCGCAGAGTGGGAACCAGTCGCGTCTAGCTTTCGAGATTTATGTAATAAACAGGAGTTATACGTAGACAACTCCGTGTTTGAGCCAGCTCGCATACTCCGTATACCTGAGACGTTGAACTTCAAATCTGACCCACCGTCGCCAGTTAGCGTGGTATGTGTTGGTGACACTATAAGCTACGAATCTTTCGCTGAGTTGGTTGGAGTAGATGCGGCGAAAGTAAGTGTTGTAGATTCAGAAGTGGACGCACCTAACTCATTAAAACGTGAGCAAAGCGAGTTTGCCAAATCCATGATGGAGAACATAACCAATAGCTTCGATAAGATTATGCTTAGAAGTATTCAAGGCACCGGGTGTAATCAGATACTGGATTGCTACTCTAATCGGACTTCACTGTCAGAGCCAAGATGGTTTAATGCACTATCCATAGCTAAGTTTTGTAAGGACAAAGATGAAGCTATTCATAAGATATCAAAAGATTATGAAGGGTATAGTTTTGAAGACACCGAGAAAAAGATTAAACATATTCTCGGTCCGCACACTTGCGAGGAGTTCGAGAAGAATAACTCCGGTGGTTGTGAAGGGTGTCCGCATAAGGGAAAAATAACCAGTCCAATTCAGCTAGGTAAAGAACTAGAAATAGCAACTGAGGAAGACAATATAGTAACGGAGGTTATACCAGATTCCGAGAGTACAATAACACACGTAATACCGGAGTTTCCGTACCCATTCTTTAGGGGTAAATCAGGCGGTATATACTTTCAACCCGCTGAGTCAGAGGCGGATCCTGAGTGTATCTACGAGAATGATCTATATATAGTTAAACGTATGGTAGACCCCATATTAGGTGACGTAGTGATTATTAAGGTGCATCTACCCCGTGATGGTGTTCGTGAATTTACCGTGCCTAATACCCATGTGGCAGATGTATCTGAATTACGATCTACATTAGCTAAACACGGGGTTTTAACAACTAAGAAAAAGTTCGAGCGTTTAATTCTTTTTGTACAACTTAGCATTAAAGAACTACAAGCAAGTGAAAGGGCAGAAAAAATGAGACTTCAATTTGGATGGGCTGACAAAGACAGCAAATTTATTTTAGGAGATAGGGAGTATTGCGCGGATGGTATTTATCATAGCCCTCCATCCAGTGTTACAAAAGAGTTAGCAGCAGCTATGGTACCGGTCGGTACTTACGATAAGTGGCGCGAGGTGTTTAATTTATATGGGAGAACTGGTTTGGAACCCCATGCATTCGCAGCCCTGACTGCGTTTGGTTCGCCCCTTTTGAAGTTTACAGGGCAGAACGGTGGGTTAATCAATGTTATCCACAAGCATTCCGGTACAGGTAAAACAACAATATTGCGTATGTGTAATAGCGTGTATGGTAATCCTTCAGGGCTATCGGCAACGTGGAAAGATACAGCAAACTCTATATTTCTTCTACTGGGCGTACTAAACAATTTACCTTTCACTATGGACGAGATGACCAATATGCGAGCAGACGCCTTTTCGGAGTTGATATATGGACTGACTCAGGGGCGGGGTAGGCACCGTATGAAGCAGTCTGGGAATGAACTGCGTACAAACCTGTCAACGTGGCAGGCAACTACCCTGTGCAGTTCCAATTCATCTTTCATGGAGAAGATAAACACCCTTAAACAGAATCCGTTCGGTGAGATGATGCGGTTGCTTGAGTATAAAATAGAAGTAGTGGACGCTATTGAACCTATGTACGCAAAGTCTATGTTTGACCACCAATTATCCCATAACTACGGACACGCAGCGGAAGTATACCTACCGTTTATTGTATCTAGTATGGAAGATGTTAAGAAGACCATGTTGGCTATGCAAAACAAGATTGACCGTGAGTTGAAGTTAACCCAATCTGAACGCTTTTGGTCTGCTATCGTAGCGTCGAATATGACCGGGGGGAGCATTGCGAAAAGACTTGGGATTATGGACTGGGACTTGAAGTCAGTGTATGAATTTGCCATGCATATGGTGAACGAGTCGAGAAAGGATGTAGCAGTTCCAGTAAATGAAGACGTATCAATAATTGGTGGTTACATATACAAATATAACAATAATATACTGGGTTTAGATGAAGAAGTGGATCTTAGAACGAAAATGCCGAAGTTGCCTGTACTGCTACCGAAGGGCGAACTACTTATACGCTACGAGATGGACACAAAGCGTATGTATCTAATAGCAAAACACTTCAAAGAATACTGCGTAGAGTCTCATATCAACTATAAGGATTTAATAAAAACACTAGAGCAGCGTGGTATACTTATCGAACTTACAACTAAACGGTTGGCGAAAGGCATGAAGATAGCGGCTCCCGGTGTGCATTGTCTTGTTCTGGATGCAGGACACCCAGAATTCATAGACGTAACAAATATGGTGGAAGGTACCAACGCGGAAAATGATAATTGAGGACGTTAC